ATGCTCGATGAGACCAAGCGCTACTGCCAGTGGTGCGACGGCTACTACAACCTCAAGTTGGGCGACGCGGAGAGGGTCCAGTGCTACGATTGCGAGAAGTACAGCTGCACGTGTGACGGTTCTGGCCGCATGTGCAACTTCTGCGCGGAGGAGTACAAGGAGCCGTGCCGCGGCTGCGGAGTCTACAGCGATCTGTGGACGGACGAGACGTACTGCCGCAAGTGCTACGTAGTTCGCTACGGGTACGAGTTCCCCCCGAAGACGGTGCCGCCCATCATGAACCCGGAGAACGTGTGCGAAGAGTGCGGCATGGAAAGCTTGACCGACTGCGACTGCAAGGTCGAGCCGGAGCGCAAGCCCCGCGGCTGTTGCGGCTGCTGATACCCCGGCTGCTAGAGAGATCCACAAAAAAACCTTTTTACATGGAACCGTCTATCAATATATGGCGCTATAGTCTAGTGGTTAGGACAGGAGGCTTTGAACCTCTTAACGCAGGTTCGATCCCTGCTAGTGCCAAACAGGTGTGTCCGAGTTGGTTAAGGAGGCAGGCTTAAGATCTGCTGGAGAAATCCTCGTGGGTTCAAATCCCACCGCCTGTATTCTTTTTTGCACACGATGCACAATTTCCGACCAAACGGTCTGATTGGGCATTCATGTAAAGTCCCACAGCAACGACAAGGAGTACTACAATCAAGATCCAAGCCCACGCCATTTACTTACGAGTCCGACGAGATTTGCGCCGGGTGCGACGACCTCCACGCCGGGCCGGGGAGCCTGGATTCGAAGGTGGTTGAGGATTTTCATTGTACTCGATGCTTGCAGGGAAGTTATTCTTCATTAGTTCATACAACGGTTCAGAACCATGGATAGATGCAAGAACGGTACCCCTTGATTCAACAGTGACCGCATCTTCGTCGATTTGAATCATGGTGTTTTGGTCAGCCGACGACTTGATCTGGTACGCAGCTGGCTTTTTGATCACAGAAAGCCCTCCCGATGGAAGATAGACCTTCGATCCCTTGTAGGAGACTGACGAGAGCTCATCGTTTATCAAAGTGATTTCCCAGTCGCCAGCTGAACTTTTAAAAGGCAACGGCATTACTTACTTACACGAATATCTTGAACGAGTGGTATGGACGTCTTCAAGGTCCGCAAGATTCGGGAAACCGGATCCTCATCGATGGGTACGCTGGACTCTGTTCATCATGACATTGTCCAGGGTCTCAAGGACTCCAAGACAAAGAAGGTAGAGTTAACGGAAGAACTCGAGGGTCTGCGTAAAAAGATCGAGGAAACACGAACGTCCAACGACATGAAAGTGATCTTGCAATGCTCGGAATGGGAAAAACGCGTGCGTGAAATTGAAGAGGAAGTGTCGCATCTCAATCCGATCGAGGGGTACTACTTGAAGAACATGGACATCTTGACGGAATACTACAAGCGATCGGAAGCCCCTAGTCTAGCCGTTGCTTCACCCAAGGATGCCAATACGTTCCTGAAATTCTTTGCCTCTGCTGCTCCTGCTGAAGGTGTGTCTCGCAAACAGATCTTTGACGAGTACGTGACACGCATGAAACTGTCGAACTGCCCGGATGTTGTCCAGCAAATGACTGAACACTGCAACCAATGCAATGTCGCGCGCGAAGAAATCAGTTCCGAGGGAATCTTGGTCTGCCCGAACTGTGGATCGGAAGAGTATGCTCTCGTGGTTTCGGACTTTCCCTCCTTCCGGGACCCGCCCAAGGAACGGAACAATTATGCATACAAGAAAATCAACCACTTGAATGAGATTCTGAACCAGTTCCAAGCCAAGGAATCCACCATGATCCCGGAGGAGGTCATGAACGAAGTGGTTCTTGAAATCCGGAAACGGCGGATCAATAACATTGCAGACTTGACGGAAAAGGAGATTCGTGAAATCTTGAAGAAACTGGGCCGATCCAAGTACTACGAACACGCCGCCCACATTCTGTCGCGTTTGAACGGGAATCCACCACCGACCATTACCCCGGAAATCGAGGAAAAGGTCCGCAATATGTTTCAAGAAATCCAGGCACCGTTCCTGCTGTATTGCCCGAACGACCGGACCAATTTCTTGAGCTATTCGTACATCTTGTACAAGTTTTTCGAGCTGCTGGATCTCGATGAGTACAAGGTCTACTTTCCGCTGCTCAAGTCACGAGACCGACTGATCGCGCACGATCACATCTGGGAGAAGATCTGTTCCTACTTGAAGTGGGAATTTATTCGTAGCGTTTAGTAAATGCCGCCACTTGAAGTGGGAAAGAAATACTATGTCGAACCGAAGATGGCACATCTTCACATGATCAATGCCAATACAATCATGAACAATCCAGACATTCGAAAACCGCCGATTGCAAAGTATCTTGGCGGAAAAACCTTCCTCTTCGATTCGGATACTGTTGCACTCGGAGTCCATACAGAACTCAAGAAACCATTTTGGGTCTTTACGCCCGTGGATGGAGGAGATCCACTTGCAGTCGATGACAAAAATGATCCCCAACCTCTCGAGGGCGGACGTACCCGCAAGCGCAAGTCCCGCAAGTCCGGGAAATCTCGCCGTAGCCGTCGGTAATCCGAGGTTTTAACACATTGGGAGTCTATACACAAAATGTCGCACGTAGTTCGCGTCGCGGGGCGAATGATTGAACTTTCGGGGCTGCACGGTATATGGCTTGGAACCAAATTTCCATTCGGATCGCGGATCACGCTGTATTATACCAATGGATCCCCCACGCAGACGATCGACTATGAGTATGGTCAGTGGGAACAGGCTGAAAAGGATAGGAACATGATAAAGGCCTTATGCCCACGAGATCCGGTAAAAAGCAGTGAACGTCCGACGGGAGACACTGCACCCGGGGAACGTCTCCTTTAACACATTCTCCACCCTATCGCGAGACACGTACAATGGAGCTTCAATAAACACATACTTCTCGCCCATACGAGCAGCATCGGCTGCCTCGCGTTCGGATGTTCGGATAAAAAGATCGATACGGTTGTTTTCATCGGATAATGTACGGAGCTCTTCGGCACTAGGCATTACTTGAGTGTGCGTAATCTCGTTAAAATTACTGCAAGAGTGGGCCGGGTGCCTGACGCTTCACAAACATCTGCTTCATTCTCTCCGGGCCGAAGGACTCGTCCACGACCATACGTACCACATCTGGATCGAACGTCTTGCACGAAAACACATCGAGGTACATGTCATTTGTCTCTTCACAAAAGTGGGCGCAAATGTTGGATGTCTCGATCAACTGAACCAGTGTGTACCCCTTCTTGTTTCCCTCTCCAAACATGACAATCTGGGGCTTGCCGAATGCAACCATATCAATCTCCTTGACAAGACGGTGTGTGAAGGTCTCGATGGTCCGAGGGCAACGGATCGTGTGAGGGGTGCAGCGGGCAACGTCGAGCATAAGATGGTATCCCCACGACATGATAGCTATATCTTCTCTCGTGAAAATGTAATGAAGTTTTCGTTTCCCGGGCGCGCCCCGGAAATCAATGGGCATGTCGTAAACCTCTTACTAAACATCGTAATGCTTGCGGTGGTGTATGCAATTCTAGGCGCAATCGTGTCAGTCTTTGTCGACAATCTGTTTCCCAAGTACTCGGACTCTTGGAAAGAGCTTCCTTCATACATCCAGGTTGCCGACGTCTTGTCTGAATATTCGATGCTTGCCTTGTTAGCGTTCTTTTCCTCGTATTTTGTAGATTATGTTGTCCCCTACTTTCCGATCCGTCGCGATCTCGAGACGTATGTGGAAGTATTTGGCGGGCGCATGGTCTTCATGTACGTAGTCTTCATCTTTGTGCAACGGGATTTAGATGAGAAGGTTCGGTTCTTGTACAGCGAGGTCTTCACTTCCTACGACGTCCTCCGAAAACAGCGGGAGAACTTCCAACGGAAGCCGAAGATTTGAGAGCAATCGCATAGAACGGGTAGTACAGGTAGGGGAAGAGGAAATCAATAAAGGCCCACAGGTACGAGCCATAGGTATCAAACGACAACTTGGCCGCACCGTAGTGGAAGATCAGCAGGGGAATGCTGCCCAGTAACACGAGGATAATCGTGTACAGACTCGTTCCGGCAACCACGGCCGTATCCACCGCAGACGTTGCCGTGTTTCCAACAGCCGATGCAACAGTGGGAACGACGGAAGACTTGCACATTCCGCTCGTTGAATCAAACACTTGTCCGGCGGGACACGGAACCGGAACTGGGGGAATACCTGTAGGTGCAGGTGTGCTCATTTACGTGATATCAGGAAATTTATTAGCTCACTCAAAGTAAAATGTCCACTGACAAGGCTGAAGACCGCAAAGATGCTGCAGTTCCCGCGCCGGTTGTTGTCGAGCCCCCGGCTGTTCCTGCACCCTCGTCATCCTCGGAGATTGCGACGGACTCTACGCTCTTCAAGAACTTCGATGCCAAGAATCCGGTTCCTACCATTCTTGCCGTGTATGCTCACTTCCAGACGCTCAAGGGAGTCACGGACGAGGAACGCACCAAGCTTCTGACAGGCGTTCTTGTCCACCTCGTGGACACGGCCCCGGGTCTCCCGGATGACAAGAAGGGCGATGCCAAGGCACTGATGCAGACACTTGTGCCCCACGTTATCCAGGCCATTGAAACCGTCAAGAAGGAGGTGGAGTCGCTTATCCCTCCCCAGCTCAAGGCGGTGGAGGCCAAGGTCAAGTCGTGCTTTGGCTGGTAATTACATGGAAGATGCGCAAAACACACAATGGGCATTCCGTACTATGTTGCATCCCTGCTGAAAACTCACCGAACCATCCAGACCCGGTATGACACGTTTGAGTGTGATGTCTTGGGACTTGATTTTAATTGTTTTATTCACACAGTTCTTGACGACGCAGATCCGATCGGAAGCGTAGTGAAAGGACTCCGGACATACCTGGACCGTATCCGGGCAAGGACCATTGTGGTGGCATTCGATGGATTAGTCCCGTATGCAAAGATGGTGCAGCAGCGGTACCGTCGATTCAAGAAATCTGACAAGGGAGTGTTTGACAGAAACCAGATTTCACCGGGCACGACCTACATGCTTGAGTTGGAGGCAGCCTTGCGGGCCGCGTTTCCGCATTTGATTGTATCCGGGACGTTGGAGCGTGGAGAGGGCGAGCACAAGTTGTTCACATACCTGCGAGGGTACGAGGGCCCTCGGCGTCGCATTGCCATCTACGGCCTGGATGCAGATCTGGTCCTGATCGCATTGGCCCAGCACCGGTTGGGCGATATCTACCTCTTGCGTGATGACGATGCCTTTTCCGTGACAGCCCTGATTGCCGCCTTGCCTATGCCCGTCGACGACTATGTTCGCAAATGCATTCTCTGTTTCGGGAACGATTTTATGCCGACTTTGGGAATGTTCTCGTTGCGCCATCACGGTCATGCGCGGGCCATGCACTTGACACTTGAAAAGGCTGCTGAACAGGAGACGGCTGTCTTGGTGAAGTCCATTCCGTCCGAGGATGGGTATGCCCTCGAACTCCGTCACGGATTGCGTCTTGATGGTATCTTGGATTGGAAGCCCGTGGTCCAGGCGTTTTGGAAGACGTATATGTGGACGCTCGAGTACTTTACGACATCTGAAGTTCCGGATTGGTGTTGGGTGTACCCGTATGCAGAGGCACCACTCGTCCAAACCCTTGTGGATTTCGTCGAGCCGATGGAGTTTGAGTGGGAGTACCCGGACCCCCCATTTGGGATTGCCGAGCAGCTTGATTTCATTTTGCCCAAGTCGGGGGATTACCTGTATAGCGAAGAGACCGAGACACGGCCGTTATGGATGAAACGATTTGCATGGGAGTCTGACCCGTTGATTCACTTGCCATGGGATCCGGCGCGCCCACCTACTTCTGTTTCGGAGTGGGGGAGTAAAACACTCCGTAAATGATGAGAAACGCAGCGGCAAGGTTGCCGGCTGCATGATAGGTTTGCATTGCCTTGGGCATGATATCCTTCAGCATCCAAAGGTGCGTGCTGATAATGACTGCAAGTCCAACATACACAGCCCAGACGTTCATTTATCTTATTGCAAGCGAAGAACTCCGCCGACGAATCGGAGTTTCCTTCCTGATGCCTGCTGCTGACGAGGGCGCAATGACACTTCAGTGGCCGCAGTCACCTCCATATCCGTAATGACCACGACATCCTCGGCAATTGATACTTCAAAGTTATTGCTTCGAGAAGTTGCATATTCCCCTTCCACTTTGATCATTTCATTGATCTTCCGTAACGCCGCGATTCCCGACGCATCTTGGAACAACCTCCAGTGCTTCCGGATATGCACGTAATA